ATCTTGGGGTAGTTTTATCTTTTGCTGTTGCACATTTCATTCTTGTCCTAAATGCTTTTCTTCTTGCAGGACTTGATTTTTTAATCCTCATATTAGGGTCGCCAAATGTAACTCTAACAACTTTGCCACTTGCATTTTTAACATATACTTGCGACTTTTTACGACCATAAGATGGTTGCCCTTTTCTTATGTAAGATGGTGTATTTAATCTAACTGATTTTCCTCTATAGGTTGCCATCTATTTTCACTTTTTTTTCATTTTTTTCTTTTTCTTAGGTCGCCCAACTTTGCCACCATAAGTTCCTTTACCCTTTGGCATCTTTTTTCTCCTTTTTAGAATTATCTTCAATTCCTGCTATTAATGCTTCCATCATAGCATCATACATACTCTCTAAAAATTCTTTTTCAGTTTTTTCTGAGATTATCGGTAAATCAAATTTACTATTTAAATGTTTAATTACTTTTTCTTTATTGCTATCATTTGCAATCATTTCAAGTGCTATTTTTTT